CGCACGGAAGCTCTTAGGGCCAGAAGTAGGAAGTGTTGAGTTTTGGCCCTAGCCGACGAGCAGTGCGGCGATCGCCGCCCGCTCCTCGGCCGACTGCGCACGGGCCCTGCCACGGCTGCTCTTGCCCTGTAGGCCCATGACCACGTTGCCGAGCGTGTCGACCCGGTCGACCATGCCGGCATTGCGAGCTCGGTCGGCCCGGTAGCTGCGGCCTTCGCCGTAGTTTTCGCGGACCTTGGCGGCCGAAGTGCCCCGGCCCTGGGCCACGTCTTCGACGAACTGGTCGTGGATTTCGTTGACCAGGCGCTGGAACTCGGCTTTGGCCGTGACGCTGAGTGATTCGTCGGGGTTGCCCTCGGTCTTGTACGCACCCGAGCTGATGTACGTCGGGTTGATCCCTTTCTGCGCGTTCCAGCCCGAGTGGTCTTCGTGAACCATGTAGACACCGACCGAGCCGACTTCGCCACTGGGTGTCGTGACCACTTCGTCGGCCTGTGAGGCCAGCCAGTAGGCGGCGCTGGCGGAGAGGGTGTTCGCCACGGCGATGATCGGCTTCGAGCCCCGGGCGTCCCGGATTTCGCTGGCCGTCTCGGGGATCATGCTGACTCGACCGCCGGGGCTGTCGACATCGAGCACGACGGCACCCACGTCCGATGAGTTGACGGCCTCGCGGAAGTTTTCGCGGAACTCTTCCAGGCCGCCGCCGCCACCGAACAGGATCGACAGGAGGGATGGCCTCGGCGTCAGGATGCCGGCCAGAGGCACCACCGCGACCCCACCCGATGTCGCTTTCGCTCTTGCCCGGCGGGCGTGGACATCGGAGGCCATAGCAGCCGCCAGGACGGGCGTCATCTTCGCCCTGTGGGCTTCGATCAGCCTGGGCAGGACATCCTCTCGGATCGCCCAGGCCGCCGTCCCCAGGAGCTCGAGCGGAGGCATCTCCGGTATCTCGGCGCTGCCGGCGCCGACGGGCTCAAGGTCGTCGAGGGGCTCGGACTCCTCGGCCTCGATCTGTTGGCACCACAGCTCCGTCTCATCGGGGTCGGCCCCGAGTGGAGGCGGTTCTCGCCCGCCCGACTTCAGGTGTTTGGCGACGTGGTTGTAGACGCCGGAGCGGTCCGAGTCGGGGATATTCGCCCCGCCCCGGCCGCCATTGAGGATCGCGATCACCGCCGAGCAGGCACGCATGTTGGCGGCGCCGGGATTGCCCGAGCCCGAGACTTCGTGGTGCGGGAACTTGTAGCCGCCCTTCGTGTCAGGCCATTCGCCGCCTTCGCGCCAGGCCCAGAAGTGAGCGGCGACGCCCTGGCTCACCGGCGTCTTGATCCGGCCTTCGTTCGTGCTGGCGCTCCAAGGAGCGTCGCTCGTGGCTGAACTGTGTGCAGCGATGGCGGGCATCTCGAGGCTCCTTACTTCGCGGGTTCGGGCACCTTGCCGTTTTCCGGCGCGGGTTCTTTCTCCGGCGCCGGCTCGCCTTCGGCTTTTTCCCCGTCGCCGCCCTGGCCCTTTTCCGGGTACGGCTGCGCGAGCGGCCAGAGGTTGTTGCGGGGCAGGTAGAAGTCGTCCATCCCGTCCTGGTCGGAGCGGGGCAGGTTGGCAACGTCGCGGCCCTCGTTCGGGGTCATCAGCGCCGTCGCCACAGCGTCGCGGATCGCCTGGACTTCCTTGAGCCGGTCGCCCCTGAGAATGCCGGCGAAGTCGAACTCACAGAAGACCTCGTCGCCTTCCCTGAGCAGGTGGGTGACGATCTGTGCGTTGATCGCCTGCTCGATGAAGATGAGCGGTGGCGCGAGCCCGTCGGTGTAGACCATCTGACGCTGTTCGGGGAGTTCGGCCCCGCGTTCGACGATCCCGTAGGCCGACTTGGTCAGGTTGAACACGGCCAGCGCCTCTTCGCGGGTGATGTGGCGCTGCTCGATCAGCTGCGCCTCCATCGCCGTCTGCCCGGCCGCCTTCCAGACCAGGCCCGGGGGCAGGAGGGCCGGCCTGGCCGAGTTCTCCGGGCCCGCATACAGGTCGGTGATGTCCGACCGCAGGTTGTCCATCATTTCCTTGCGTTCGTCCGGCTTGAGGCCCAGGAAGGACTCCGAGGCTTCGATCGCCGCCCCAACCCTCGCGCCGTTGGCGAGTGTCGAGCGCTGGTGACGCATAGCCGCGTCGTCGATACCGATGGTGACCCCGAGCTGCTCGAGAGGGCTCACCCCCAGCGGCCCGAGGGGCGACCAGGACGCCACGTGGAGGACCTGATCGACCGGCAGGTCCCGCGTCACTTCGGGATTGTCCCGGTCGACCCTCCAGCCGCCTATCACGTCCCGCCAGGGCATCAGCGGGAGCGTGAAGCGCCAATCCACCGGCAGGAACCGGAGAGCGCCCTTCGCGCCCTCTTCAATCTCGGTGACGCCGTTGCCGTGGACCAGGAAGGGCCCGAGCTGCGCTTCGACGAAGTTGATCTGGTTCGCGCGTTCCCACGGCGTGTCAAGCGCTCTCGCGAGCGGGTGGTCCTCTGGCCGCAGCCGTGTCCGTCCGTCGTCTCCGGTGCGCTTGTAGACCTTCAGCGGCACCCGCCGGCTCTGGCGCAGGAGCCACCCGACCGTCGCGGCGACGAGCGGCTGTTCGGCATATATGCGCGCGAAGCTGAGCGTCCGGTCGACCAGCCGCAGCGTCCGACGCAGGTTGAGCGTGTACGGCATCGAGCCGAACCGGAGGTCGCCCCGGCCCGGAGCGATTTCAACAGGCACGCCTTCGTCGTTGACAACACTGCTAATCACGGTCCCTCCTAACGGCGACGACAGAGGCGCGGCCGGTTTCGAGCTCCTGGAGCGCGACGACAGAACCCTCGGGGACCCGCACCACGCCGCCCATGCTCTCCTTCGTGGACCCGCTCAGCAAGCTCGCCGTGCGCAGCTGCAGGACATCGCCTTCGACCTCGGCGACACTGCCCTCAATCGACTGGTCGCCCGCAAGGTGGAGGACGACCCGCTGGCCCGGGAACAGCCCCTCGAATACCGTCCGCCGGCTGGAGAGGCCCTGACCCTTGGCCGCCCAGATGAGCGCGAGCCCGAGTACGGTCAGGCAGACGATGATGACCTGGGCGGTGGTCAAACCGTGACGATCCTATAGTCCTCGACCCTCATCGCGTGGCCTTCGCCGAACTCCGCGACCGCGACCGAGTGGGCCATCACGGCGGCCGTCAGGGCGTCGATGGGCACCTTCGCCCGCTTGGCCCCCTTGGCGTCCGTGGGTCGGTCGTACTTCCACTTCTCACCGCCGAGGGTGCGTGCCACAGCGTTCGTGACATGGCCCCTGAAGCCGCCGCACCGGCAGCCCTTGGTCGCGCACTGATTGGCCCCATCGTGGCGAATCCAGCCGTACCGGAACGCCTCGTCGAAGCGGACGGCAGCCAGGCTCATCGGGCTGTTGTCCTGGCTGTGTTCAACGAACACCATCGGCTCCTGCTTGGCGCTCGAGAGCGGTGGCAAGCCTGCCTCGAGGCGGGCGTCGTTGCTCGTCTGAAGCTCGTGCGTGCCCTTCTCGAGCTGCTGGACCATCTGCTCGCCGCCGGCGGCAGGATCGTAGACGACACCCCTCACATCGAGGGTCGCATGCAGGCGCATAAGCGCCGCGACGATGCTGGCCTCCTCGACCGGCGGCCCAAGGGTGATTGCTCCCGCAATCAGTCGGCGCTTGGAGGTCTCCCACCCGACCGGGACAATGGCCGTGTGGTCGATCTTCCAGCCCAGGTCGAGCCCGAGATAAGTAGGAACAGCGCCGACGATCGTGAGGCCGTCGTGACGACGAGCGTCGAACTCCTCCGGTTCGATCGCCGACTCCTCGCCCTTGGCTCTGACGTTGCACGTCAGGCGGAGCCACTGCCACAGCTTCGTGCTCGGGGAGTCGTGGCGCATCCGCAGCTCCTCGAGCGTCACCTGGGCCGCCGGATTCGCCAGCTTCACGACCGCTAGGTCATGCGGATCGTCCTCACGCCGCAGGGCCCACTCGTGCATACAGAACTCGCGGCCCTTAGATCGTGCGACGGTGTGCCGGCCGTCAACCGTGATCACATCGGGCATCTTCCGGGCGGCGTCGCGCAACTGCTCGAGTGGGTTCTCCTCGGTGTCGCCGGCGGTCGAGAGCGTGACCATCTGGCCGTCTCTCTTCGTCAGCTTGTCGCGCCAGGTCCCATACAGGTTGTGGCCCTTGTGGCGGTGCAGCTCGTCGATCAGGGCGAGGCTCGGAATGATCCCGTCGCCGGTGTCGTCCGACGCTGAGTAGACCCGGATTTCGCGCCCCTCGTACGGCGTTTCGCGCAGCCCCGAGATGCGTTTGTAGCCGTCCTGGACCTTGAACCGGCGCTGCAAGAACGGTGAGCGCCTGACGAACCCGGCCGCCTGCTGATAGAGGATCGCCGCCTGATCCCTCGAGGCTGCGCCAATCGGCACCAGCGCCGTCTTCGTGAAATGAGCGTGGTAGACGGCGAACCCGCCGAACGTGGTCGTCTTGTAGGACCCCGTCGGCAGAATGGCGAGGACCTCGCGATAGCCCTCGAACACGTCTTCGAGGATTTCGCACTGGAAGGGCTCGAGCTCCCAGGCGTCGCCCGAGTCCAGCGTCGTCAGGTGCGCCCAATAGCGGAAGTGGTCGAGCGTGTGCGGGACCAGGTCATCGACCGCTCGCTCGGCGTTGGGCCAGTTCGTCGCCCGGGAGCGTCTCGAACGAGTCTCCCTGGCGCGTGGGCTCTCCCTTTTGCTCGTCATCGCTTGGTGGCGTCGGCCTCATCCAACCATACTCGCGCTCACCGATCCAGGCAGCGGCCTTCCAGTCATCAGTCGCCGCCCGCGAGATGATCGTGATGAGCCGAGCCTCGCCCTCGCCTCGGGCCTGCTCGAGTTCGCGAGTGAATGCAGCGTAGGGCTCAAGCCCTTCGTGCCCCTTTCGCTCCCAGTCCTCGAACGTGCGCCGCGCAATGCCCACGGCAGCACAGGCAACTCTCAGCCGGTTGCCCGCCCGGATCATCGTGAGCAACTGCTGAGTGCTCTCGCTACTGAAATCCGGCGGCTTCTTGCCGACAAGGCGCATGTGCGACGCGCATTTGTCCGAGCCCGCCAGCGACGGGCGCTTGCACGGCAGACCCTTGGCCGTCGTCTCAACGCAGACGGTCATAATTCCCCCGAAAACATCAGACGCCGTTATTTCTTACGGCGATCGTTGATATTTGGACGCCGGCCATCCACGGGGATGGGCCAACCCCCCCCCACCGCCGGCGGCTCCGTAGCAGACGGGGGCGTCAGTGGCCTCACCGTGGCCTAGCCATGCGCCCACCGCCGCGTCGCATGTTGGGCGAGCCGCTGACCGATTTAGATTCTTCGGCCGTGCGCGGCTTGGGCGTCATCTTGACCACTCGCGCGCGCTTGCTGCGCTGCGGGCGTCGCTTAGGCGGTTGCTTGCTCGTCATGGAACTCGATCGTTCCTCTCGCTCGGTTGCATCTGCGACAGCTGGCGTACAGGTTGGCGTCGGTTGGAGGGCCGCCCTGGTCGGCGGCTATGCGGTGCGCCACCTGCGCGGCGTTGGGGTGGTTGGATGGGCGTTCTACCAGGTGGGTGCCGCAGTCTTGGCAGCGCCAGCCATCTCGAGCCAGGACGCGGATCCGCTGAGCGTGATACTCGGAAGTGCCCACGACCCTCGGCTTCATTCGGTGCGCTCGGCAGTGTCGTGATCCGGATGGTCGACCGCATACGACGCAAGCTCGGAGGGCCATCGAGCTAGGAGTTGGGCGCACGGTGGACGGGCGTCGTGCGCCTACGTTCGGACGGTTGCGGGGACACCTTTGCCTCGGTTCCCATTCGCTGACGACTGGCGTGAGCCTACCACGCTCGAGACTGGCAGTTCGCGCTCGAGCAGCTCGAACTGCTTGGCGATTAGACGGGCTCGGTTGCGGGCCTTCATCGAGACCATGCTGACGCTAAGCGATTCCATGCCCTGACGCTGACGTTGGAGGGTTGAGCGGACCGGTGCCTGGGATTGCGCCATCGCCATCACCCTGGCCTGCTCGCCGGCGCCTGGCAGTACGCACAGCTCGACGGCTGAGCCGTTTTCGACGATCGCTTTGTCGGCACGGGTGGTCACGTCACTGCCCATCCCGCCGTCGCGGGCCCTCCTCGACAAGAAGATTGGCGGTGCGTAGAAGGCCGACTCGTCGCCCTTGACGAAGCCCACGATCCAGACCGGCTGTTCGGGAGTGGGCTGGCCGAACCAGTCTGCCCACGCTTTCAGCGCCTGCTCGCGTTGGGAGTGGCCTTCGTCGCGGGCCTCGGACAGGGTGAGTTGGTCGAGGATGCCCTGACCCACGTGCGTGATTGTGATCGCAAGTCTGGCTTTCAGCCCGGGCCTTGTCTGCAAGCGATAGACGCGGCCTATCTCGACGGGTGGCTCTCGCTCGATGATCGGAAGGCGCATGACCCGCCGCCTCAGCTTGCGAGGCGTGAGGATGCGCTCAATCTCGGCCGCCGGGACGATCACCTTTCCGTGCGCACGGAAGCAGGAACGGGCCGTGCCTGCGAACTCTACAGGCCGACCCGACGGAACCGCAACCAGACGTTCGACTACGGCGGCGGCAGACCTACCTTGCGCAGCTCGCCCACGAGCCCGCAAGGACAGTCCTTGCCCTGCGGCCAACGATCCGGGTGCCCGCAGCGCCAAGAG